ATCATAGTGCGGTGTAGCTCTTTCTTGTCGTATATCTCTGGAGCCGAAACCGACAACTGGTGGATCGCCTGATGCGTCATTATCCGGTGTGCCATGGTAGAGGCGTTGGGATTAGAAACAGGAAGTATGTCAACCCGGTCATCATAGTCTTTACCACGGGTAGCGCCTTCTTCAACTTCATATTCATACTCATCAGGAGCCGTGTCTTTAATCAAGCCAGATAGCAGCTTAAATTCTTTCCGCATAGCAGCATGAATACGAGCGTGTACTCCGCTCATAACTTTCATACCACGTTCTAGAATAGCTAGTGTTGTTCCAACGGGAGCTTGGCTGTTCATGTCGCCAATCTTTAAATCAGCAATACTGGCTATATTCCGGCCTTCATCAACAATGCTACCTAATAGTTGAAACAAGACTGTTGATGGCTCTTTGTATGGCAAGAAAGTGATGTTGTCTTTTATGGCACCGCCGGGAACGTCAACGTCCCTGAACTCACCGGGCCTTAACGGACTGTCATCTCCCTTGATCCGCAATCCTCTGGATTTGAGGCCAGCCGGGAGATTAGCGAGTGTTCCTGCATCAACCAACTGACGCAGAATACTGGTGGCGGACTTCGCAATACCACCAAGTAGGTGAGTAAGGCCAGTGCCATAAAAACCCATACCGGGAAGGTACAAGTATCTGATAAAAAACTCATGCTTCGTCTTTGTTTCATCATCCTCTCCCCAATTCCGGTAGATTGAAAGAATAGTTTGACTAGATTGATCTATAGTTATTCGGTATGGCAGCGCGATGCCTGTTGGCTCTCCGTCTTCATCCATATCCTCAAAGCCGGGAAGGTCAAACTCAACGTGCATCTCTAAGAGCGTGTGTTGATCGTCTTTATGTGCTGAAGGGTGGCTAGTGCCCGATAGCTTATCTTCTCGTTTCTCTACATCTGTATATTCAATAGCGGGTGCAGGTATATCAGTGTCACGGAACTCACCAGAGAGTTGCGCTTTGAGCAGTTCGTTAGGGAACATCTTCATAACATGAGTAGCGCGGGGGCAAGACGTAATGTCTGATGTACCATATGCAACAACAAAATCATCCGCCATAACGAAATTAGACGCTGGACGGTTCAAGTTGTGGTCAAAGTATACTTTCTTGAATATTGACCCAGAAATAGGGAGAAAGAAGAGAGCCTGCTCGTGTTCGTCCCTATATTCTGACATCACATCGGTGCAGTAGTAATTCATATCTTGCTGAACGCGTTTCGCCTGTCTGCTACGATCACGGTTGTCCTGTCCAATAACTCGCGATAAAACAGGGCCAGCCGCAGGAAACGTCTCGGTCATAGCGTCAGCTTGGAACTTAATCACAGCTTCCGTAAGGATCGGATGGAAGACGCCACTTGCTCCAGCCCAAGGCTGGGAGCGTTCTTCAATCTGTAAGCCCATCAGGCTCAGACCTTTTATATAAGATTTCTCCCAATCCCGGCGGGTCAGCTTATCTTCTTTATACGCTTCGACCAACTCGCTGCCAACACTGTCCAACTCGCTGTCTTCCATGATCTCTGCGAGGTTCTGCTCGTGATTTCCGGCGTCCGCGTCGTTGGCTGAATCTGGATCGAAGTCGATAACAACGCTGCCGTCCATCTGCTCCTCTTCTTCAGCAAGCTCGTAATCAAGCTCCTCTTCAGCGGGGAGGGATATCTCTAGACTTACGTCGGCATCCGCCGCAATCGTATTTGGCACCATACGTTTCTCAACATTTATAGGCATAGCGGCTCCTAATAGTATTCATATTTCTTCATGGGTAAGACCGGGGTGTCATCGTCTTCTTCGTCAGAAGCCGCGCGGATAAAACCGCCTTCCCGATATCGGCGCAATGCCTGTGTTGAACTATCCACATAATCATCATGTTCTCCAGCGGGAAATTCAGCAAACTCTTCAATTACTTCATCAGCCCATCGATGTTCTGGTGCCCATACTATACCAGAAGCGAACAAATCGGAAACAGAATTTACACGAGCTATTTTATCGTTACCGCGTCCCGGTGTGAACTCACTAACAGGAATGCCCATAGCGCGCAACTCATAAATAAGAGGCGCGCCACTGGCTCGCTTCTCAACAATAAAAGCGTCTGGCTCCCAGTGCATATATGTTTCATACGCTTCTTTCTTCAATTCTGGAAACTCCATACGTTTCCGAAAAGCGTCTAAAAGGATGACATTAGGCACTGAAATCCCTGTTTCTTCATCTTCATAAGTAAAAACACCCCACGTTGTGCAGGCGCTATAATCGCTTCTCTGGGTCTTCTCGAACGCAGTATCCCAGCTTTGTATAACAAAATCGCACTCTGGAGCTTGCTTGTGGGGCCATCGTTTCCACCAATCTCTTTTAATTAGCGCGCCCTCTTCTGCTGTTGGCTTTTGCTGATACTGCGCCATCCACTTAGGGATCGGCAGTTCTTCCTTAATCGCCAGTATCTCTTTTTCAGGCCAGTATTCGGGCCAGATCGGTTTGCCGGAGGGCAGGATTGCCGGAAGCTCAATAACCTCCCAATCCTCTATGGTCCCATCTTCCGTTGCTTTCTTGATCACACGTCCTGTTAGGTCACGTTTACTCCACCGTGTCATGACGATCACAATGGCTGCGCCCGGTTGGACACGCTGACGAGGACCAGAAGTGTACCACTCCATAACGCTGTCGTATATTTCAGGTCGAGTTTCTGCCTGTTTAGCTTCCTGCTCTGAATGAGGGTCATCTATGATGATAAGATCGCCGCCACGTCCGGTCAGAGTGCCGCCAACGCCAATAGCGAAGTATTCACCCTTAGCGGTAGTCTTCCATTTGCCCGCCGCCGCAACATCATCGTGTACGCTGCATTCAGGGAATATCTTTGAAAACTTTGGCTCTCTAATGGTGTCACGTACTTTACGTCCAAAATCAACTGCTAGATCACTGGTGTTAGAAGATTGAATCACATACTTAGCTGGGTGCTGCCCCATGAAGAACGCTGGGAACAGATGGCTGGCAAACTCGCTCTTGGTGTGTCGAGGGGCCATGTTGATGATTAGACGCTTGAGGGTGCCCGCAGCAACGCGCTCGAAGGCATCCGCCATTATCTTATGGTGGTAGCCTTCAACAAAACCGGGCCACATTGCCTTAACAAAGTCTAAAAACCCCGTTTGCTGCTTAACTTTTGCGTTAGCGGCGTTTAGCCGCGTAACGATGTCCAGCACCTTACGCTGCTCGTCCGGCGGCATCTGAGGTACTTTAGCCAAATATTCTTTTAGAACTTCGGGGGTCATGGTCAAAAAATACCCCGGAACAGTGTCCGGGGCAAGTTTAACAGGGAGATAATACAAATAGGGGTTCGTATATCTCCCATTATATACCGGGATGGTCCTGATTTACAACTGTTATCGAACGTGCGCTGTGTGGAATGCGCTTAATAAAGCCTCTGCGCTCTAAGTTATACACTAGGGAGGCAACAGTGGACTTACTCTTCGCGCCTAAGAAATGTTGAATTTCGGTAAACGAGGGCGCATAGCCGTGTTCTTTCCAAAATGCAATAATAAAATCTAGGCATCGTTTCTGATGGGGAGTCATATGGCTACCTTATTGTTAGATTGTAGAACATAACTTAAACATCTATCGGGTAAACGTCAACCTTGGCTGACCCACACCTTTTTTGGACTAAAGCTTGTTTGTTTTATATGTTTAGGGTCTAAAGGTCTATAAACCAATTTGCGGTGTGCCGCGCACCATACGCCATCTACTGTTGGCTCGGCGCAACAAAGCGGATTGTCCGTATCGTCGCCGTCTATCCAGTAACACTGTTCTGGCTTCAAGATGTTAAAACGACGCCTCAATGCCTTGTTGCTTCATTTTTTGCTTCATCTATAGCAATAGAGTTACTAACCTCGATCATCGTCGCGTAAAGAATAACATTCAAAGAGCGGCGCGCGTCTACGTCCATAGTTAGCGCAATTTCTCTCATCCCGCCCATCATATCCTCATACACAGACAACACCATATTTCCAGTGTATGTATACTCGTTAAACACAGCCAGTACGTCGCAATGTGGGCACTCGTCTTCTTCGTTGTCTTCATGCGACATAGGGAACCTCCGTAAATGTTCTAATAAAATTAGGCCAAGCAATGGTATATGTAGGAATTCGCTCATCACCCCCGATGACACGCATCTGGGGGTCCGTCGCAAGAGAAAGACCTATCTTACAATCCTCTGCTTCGTAAGAGGGTTGCGTAATTAGTACGCCATCGAGCAAACCATCTGCATACGCCTCCATAGGAAAATGCAAATAACCCGTCTGATAGGGGTTGAAGCCCGTTGCTGGAGTGAACTCAACCTGAGTTGTTACTTTCTTATGTTGCGTCATCTAGATCAGACACAGGCCAGCCATAATAAACCCATACGACAAGCGCCCCCATTCTTCAGCGTGGAAAAACGGTAATTTACGTTTCTCTTCGAGTTTAGACAATTCAACGTAAGTCAAAGTTAAAATAGTACCAGATACACCAAACGGAATTAACCAAAAAGGATTAGCGATAAAGAAACTATAGGCTAAGGCAAAAACAGCCGTAGGCATTGCGTAACTTAAAAGCATACCGCGCCCATGTGGGTTCTTACAGTAATTGGTAAATCCCGGCATCCCTGCTGTCATCAATCGGGCCACAACCAAACCAGCAACTGAAACAGCCCCCAACCGCATAGGGTCAAGTACCCAAGGCCCATAAGCAACCAAGCAAGATGCGACAACCAAGGCCAACGCATAAAGATTGCTGCTTTTCCATCGTTTGTCTGATCCATCATAATATCGCCATATAGCTGTTGTTGTTCCGATTATAATAGCTTCAATCATCCTTTAGGACTCCAATTAATGTTTAGAAAGTTCTTTTTGTAAACTTCATCGTCTATTTGAGGCCTTGGTTGGTAATTCGGGTTGGCAGAGACGCGCACCTCATGATCGAGGTAGTATTGAGCGTCCTTTTTGCCATCACGTACCTCCTGTTTGTGAGACTCCATACGTGCTTTCTGGTACTTTTCTTCTTCGGCTGGTGTTCTTGGCTTCGCCGCCTTCTTAGGGCCAAAGATGTGGTTATGGTTTGCCTTATATTCGGCATTAGGGGGCGCTGTTCTGAACTTATCTCGATGGGAAGTCACTTTAAAGTCTCTCCTGTTTCGTCTACTCTGTACCATTTGTGGCAAACATGACACTTGGACACAAGATGAAGCGTAGTATCCTCATTCTCCAGTTTTCTGTCGCACCACTGGCATAATACTCGCCGCGTTGGACGGATGTAGGTTATTGAACGCATTCGTTGTGTCCTTAATGTTGATTAGAACAAAGATAGTATGCGATTAGGATGGGGTCAATCTAAATTTTTTTGGATGTTCTAATTTTGTTTATCTGGTAAAAAATATGTGGGAAATAGGCTGGATTGCGATGTAGTAGAGCCATGGGACTCCTAACCACGGGATCGGGGGGTGGGGGTCGAGGAGATGGGAGGGGTAGGGAATAGGTGATAGTGATCGGAGGGCCGTCTAATCTGACAGGAAAATCGGCAGTCAGCTAAGATATCTTATCTATATTGACCAGTCATTATGCAGTCATGACAAGGGGCTAAAAGGATGACCTCCTAACCCCTTGATATCATTGACCTTTTTCTCACAAGATCGCATAACGTTTATTATGTAAAGTTTTGCTAGGTATCACATTAAGTTAATAAGCTAACCTGTTGTTATACCTTACCTATTGCCTGCTTCAGTGCCTGCTCTAGCTCTGCTTGTAAGTCTTCTGGCGTTACATCTACGTTGGTTGTTTCGCTTACTTCAACGAACGCGCGAATGGACCCAAGCTTGCCCAGCGCAATAGCCGCCGCTATTCTTTGTTGTTCCCCGCCCATGACATTTGGGTTAGTCGGATCAACAATGCCGCTCCAAGAAATCAAAGCTTCCTGCAATTTGTTCCTGACAGACAGGCCAGTGAGAC